CACCAGAGTTAAGTCAAAAAATTGGTTCTTCATCTCGGTCGCAACACTGTAAAGGTCAAGCGGCAGATTTTGAAGTGCCAGGTGTTTCAAACAAAGAATTAGCTGATTTTATTAACGAAAATTTAAATTTTGATCAAGTTATCCTTGAGTTTCATAACCCTGATGAAATTAACTCTGGTTGGGTGCATGCGTCCTACACGGACGATCGCAATAGAAGTGAGTATTTAATTGCTGAAAGAGATGATTATGGAAAAGTGAGGTATAGTAGATGTCAATAACAAGAGCACAAATGTCACAACAAATATCTAAACCACCTATGAAAAAGAAAAAAAAGAAGAAAAAAAAGAAGAAACAAGTAAGGTCTAGATAGCTATAATTAAAACTGATAAACTCATATTATGGCTAAGAAAGGAAGAAAAATTTGTCCAAAAGGTAAAGCAGCTGCAAAGCGTAAATTTGATGTTTATCCATCAGCATACGCTAATATGTATGCTAGCAAAGTCTGTAAAGGTCAAATCAAAAGCGCTAAAAATGGTGCTTTTGTATCTGACTACTACGGAGATTTGATTAAGTAATGGGCGCTTTAAAAGATTGGGCTAACGAGAACTGGGTAGATATTGGTGCTCCTAAAAAGGACGGCAAATATCAACCTTGCGGTCGTAAAAATGCAAAAACTTCGAAACGTAAATATCCGAAGTGTGTGCCAGCTGCTAAAGCTGCAGGAATGAGTAAAAGCCAAAAGGCTAGTGCTGTTCGTAGAAAGAGAGCAAAAGCTCAAGGGGTTGGCGGTAAGCCGACTATGGTTAAAACTAAAGGAGGCGGTATGGCTAAGAAAAAATTTCCAGATCTATCAGGTGACGGCAAAGTAACACAAAAAGATATATTAATCGGTCGAGGTGTTGTTAAAAAAGCAGTGGCAGGAAAACTAATTAAAAAAGTTGCTGAAGCAATTTCAAAAAAAGATAAAGAAAATAAAAAATCTCTTGAAGCTCTTGACAAGTATAGAAAAAATAATTCAAAACCTAAAAAGAAAAAAGATTTAATTGATGAGATTCAACCCGATCGAATTTTTACTCCAGGTGTTAAAGGACCTCTTCGTAAAGTATCAAAAGGTGGTATGATAACTAAAGGACAAGGTGCTGCAATTAGAGGTACAAAATTTAAAGGTACTTTTTAGGAGGTTAGATGGCTACTTCAGGTACAACTGCATTTGATCTTGATATTGATGACATCATTGAAGAAGCATATGAGCGCTGTGCTGTTAGAACTAATAGCGGCCGTGATCTCAAGTCTGCTCGTCGTAGTCTTAATATTTTGTTTTCTGAGTGGGGTAATCGTGGCGTACATTTATGGAAAGTGGCGTTAAACACACAAGAGTTAACTTCAGGCACAGCAACCTATACTGCACCGTCAAACACCAGTGATATCTTAGAAGCGTATATCAGTAGTTCAAGTGGGACAACTACTTCAACCACTGATGTATCTTTAACTAAAATATCAAGAAGTGATTATGCGTCAAAAAATAATAAAGGCGCTACTGGTCAACCGTCAGAATATTATGTAGATCGTCAAACTACGCCAACCATTACTTTGTATCAAACACCTAATGCCAGTACTTATACTCATTTAAAATATTACTTCATGGAACGCATCGAAGATGCTGGTGCTTATACGAATCAAGCAGATGTGGCATTTAGATTTATACCTTGTATGGTAGCAGGACTTGCCTATTATCTATCGATGAAAATAAATCCTTCACTAGTTCAACAAAATAAAATGATTTACGAAGATGAACTTAAACGTGCGCTGGATGAAGATGGACAAAGAACTTCGGTCTATATAACACCGCAAAGTTATTATCCTTCAGGGAGTTAATTATGGCTACAAGTCTAACAGCTAGGATTTTAAAATTTGCTAAAGATGATGTTAAGCGTCGATTAAAAAAAGGTCAAACCGATAAACTACAAGATGATATTGAAAAAGCTTATAAAGACCTAAAAGGTCATAAAAAAGAAAATGCTGATTCAATTTATGATGCTGGTGCACAAAAAAGTAAAGCGTATTCGCACGAAAAAGGTATTAAAAAAGTAGATAAAAAATTAAAAGAAAGAGAAGATTCAGGTAGAAAACCAAGAGGTTATATAAAAAATAAATTAGAAAAAGGCGAATTATCTAAATTTAAAAAAGGTGGTAGTATTAAGGTAAAATGTAAACTAGGTCGTAATAGACCAACTAAATTGTATTAGATGTCATGTCAAAATTAAAACTTTTAAAAACAGCAATTAACAGAACTTTAAGAATTAAAAAAGGCATGTTACGTTCTATACAACTTAGAAATATTAGTAAAAGTAAAAAAGTTGATGAGGTTACTAGAGCTAGAGCTAAAAAAAAGAGAAAAGAAGTTGAGGAAATGATAGAACAGAATAAGAGAGATGAGGGTGTAGGCGATGTAATGCTTAAAAGAAGAGACAGAACTTTAAGAGGCAGAAAAAAAAGAGGCTATATTGAAAAAAAACTTGATAGTAATGAAGAATACCTTGGTCCTAATCCAGAGAAATATTATAAAAAAGGTGGTAGTGTTAAAGTTAAATGTAAACTAGGTCGTAATAGACCAACTAAATTGTTTTAGAGGTAACTATGCCATACGCAAAAGGAAAATATGCAAAAGCAATATCTGATAGATCAGGTATGGCGTTCCCGTATAAAGAAATGGTTAAGGAATGGAATGGCGCATTTGTACACAAATCAGAGTATGAAGCAAAACATCCTCAGATTAGAAGAAGACACCATCAATCAGATGCTGTTGCTTTACAAAACCCAAGACCAAGACCTAAAGACGATAATGACGCTTTTGTGCTGTATGTTCATAGTGGTTTTAATAACTCAAGTATGTTACCTAGTGCAAGTAACAACATACTAGGTACATCTTTAGAATCGTTTGAAATGACAGCTAGCGTTGGAGAGGTAACCATAACTACATCATGAGTATTACACACACAAATTTTTTAACACAAGTAAGGAACTACACTGAAGTAGACTCTAATGTGTTGTCAGACACATTAATTGATCAGTTTATTCGTAATACAGAATTAGATATTGCAGGTAAAGTTGACTACGATGACTTAAGAGCTTATAAAACTTCATCTTGTGTGGCATCGCAACGATATCTTAGTATGCCAGAAGAAATGATATATTTAAGATCAGTTCAAGTAACTAGCAGTAGCACTCGTATTTTTTTAGAAAAAAGAGATACTAGTTTTATATCAGAGTTTAATTCAACAGATGCAACAGGTGTGCCAAAGTATTATGCAAACTGGGATGATAGCACTATTGTGATTGCTCCAGTGCCATCAAGTGCTTTAACCGTGCAGATTAATTACATAATTGATCCACCTCATTTTAATAGCTCAACCACTACTTTTTTATCAATTAATCAAGAATCGTTGCTATTACATGGTGTGTTAACTGAATGTTTTAGTTATTTAAAAGGACCTACTGATATGTACAATTTATACAAAGGTAAGTACAATGAAGAGGTACAGCAGTTTGCTATGCAACAGATGGGACATAAGAAACGTGGGCAATATACAGATGGTGAACCAAGGATACCCGTTCCATCAATTTCACCAAATGCTAAGGGAGTAGGATAATGGCAATAACAACTAATGCAATATGTAATTCGTTTAAAAAAGAATTATTAGAAGGCACTCATAATTTTAAATCAAGTGGTGGTAATTCATTTAAATTAGCTCTTTACACTAGTGATGCTACTTTAGGTAAATCAACCACATCTTTTACTACAGACAACCAAGTATCGGCCTCAGGTCAATACGCATCTGGTGGTAGTGCATTGTCCAATGCAGGCACTTCACTATCTTCAGATACTGCCTTAGTAGACTTTGCTGATCTGTCGTTTACAGGAGTAACTTTAACTGCAAGAGGAGCTTTGATTTATAATGATACCGCATCAGGTGACCCGGCAGTATGTGTATTAAATTTTGGTGGCGATAAGACAGCTACCTCGGGCACATTTACGGTGCAGTTTCCAGCCTTCTCATCCTCTGCAGCAATTATACGAATAGCATAGGAGTAACACATGGCTTTAGTTCTCAATGACCGTGTAAAAGAAAGCACTACCACTACTGGTACTGGTACAGTTACTTTAGGTGGTGCGGTGCAAGGTTTTGAGACTTTTGCGGCAGGTATCGGTAACAGCAACACTACCTACTACTGTATTCAATTAGGTTCTGAGTTTGAAGTAGGTCTTGGCACTTTATCAAGTGATAGTTCAACTCTAGCTAGAACAACAATAATTTCTAGTTCAAACAGCGATAGTGCTGTTAACTTCTCAGCAGGTACCAAATTTGTTTTTTGTACAATGCCTGCAAGTAAAGCTACTGTTTTAGATGCTAATAACAACTTAACTCTACCTGCAAAATTAATTATGCCAGATGTAACCGCTGGTAAAATGCTAGTGGGTGATGGCACAAGTTATGAAGAAGTAGCGGTAAGCGGAGATATTGGTTTAGCGTCTAGTGGAGCTATGACCATACAAAGTGATGCAGTAGAACAATCAATGATAGCTGATGATGCTGTTGGTGCTGACCAATTAGCAGCTAGTGCAGTGGTAACTGCATCTATCGTAGATGACAATGTAACTCAAGCTAAAATTGCAGATGACGCTGTAGGAGCAGATCAATTAGCTGCGAACGCTGTCGTTAACGCAAGTGTAGCCTCGGGTGCTGCAATTGCTGACACTAAATTAGCCACTATATCAACAGCCAATAAAGTAGATATAGGAGCACTAGACATAGACGGTGCGTCAGATATAGGAGCTGCACTAGCAGACGCTGATTTAATTATTGTAGACGATGGTGCTGGCGGTACAGAAAAAAAATGTGAAGTGTCTAGAGTCAAAACATATATTGCAGATGTGACTTTAACAACAGCGGCACAAACCAACATTACATCACTAGGCACACTAACTACACTTACTGTAGATAACATTATTATTAATGGCACTAATATTGGCCATACCAGTGATACTGATTCGATAGCGATAGCCTCTAATGGAGTAGTTACTTTTTCTCAAGCTCCTGTTTTTCCAGATGGATCTCTTGCTTTAGCAGATTTAGATATCGATGGAGCATCAGATATAGGTGCAGGATTAGCAGATGCTGATTTAATTATTGTTGATGATGGTGCTGGTGGCACTAATAGAAAATGTGAAGCTTCAAGAATAAAAACTTATATAGCTGATGTAACTTTAACTACAGCAGCTCAAACAAATATTACCTCGTTAGGAACTTTAACAACATTAACAGTTGATAATATAATTATAAACGGCACAAACATAGGTCATACCAGTGACACTGATGCTATATCAATTGGTTCGGATGGCGACGTAACTTTAACACAAGATTTAGAATTACAACACGATGGTGCGATTCTGTCGTTTGGTGCGAATGATGAGATTAGTTTAACTCATGTGCACGATACTGGTCTTCTGTTAGAGGATGCTGGTGGAACGCCTACTTTACAATTACATGATGCAAACGAAAGTATAGCGTCAGATGGTAGCAAAATAATTATGACTTCTGGTGGTACAGCATTTAATATGCCAACTGCAGACGGATCGGCGAATCATGTTTTAAAAACAGATGGTAGTGGTACATTATCATTTGCCGCCTCTCCTGCTACAGCATTAGATGATATTGGCACTGGTGATGCAGCTTCAACTTTAGCCACCTCTGCTGGTAATATTACTATTGACGCTCAAGGTAATGATACTGATATAATATTTAAAGGGACTGATGGTTCTTCGGATACCACCTTTTTAACTATAGATGGGTCTGATGCAGGTAAATTACTACCTAACAATGGTATGGATTTAAATGGCAAAGAACTTATACTTGATGCTGATGCCGATACCTCAATTACTGCTGATACAGACGATCAGATAGATTTTAGAATTGGTGGTTCGGATGTGATGAAAATGAACCCAACTGCTTTTAGTGGTGGTGCAATTTATGAGAACGCTGATGATATTGCGGCTAACTATTCAATTACAGCAGGTAAAAATGCTATGAGTGTAGGGCCAATAACAATCGCTAGTGGTGTAACCGTAACCGTCCCTAGTGGACAAAGATGGGTAATATTATAAAGGAAAAAGTATAATGACGTGTAAAATAAATGCAGATACAACTGATGGTTTAAAGATAGTTTCTGATACTAGTGGTGTTGTTGAGATACAAGCCAATGGTACAAAAAGTAATAACATATCTTTTACAGGTAGAATTGTACAAACAGTCAATACTCAAACTGGAGCTGTAGCTACAGGAACTACAACTATGCCACAGGATGATACTATCCCACAAAATAGTGAAGGCGATGAATATATGACTTTAGCCATTACTCCAACTAATTCATCTAACAAATTAAAAATAGATGTAGTTTGGCATGGTGCTAGTAGTGCAAGTTCTGGAATTATGGTAGCTGGTTTATTTCAAGACTCAACTGCAAATGCTTTAGCTGCTGGTTCAGGTGGTAGCCATGATGCTGCAAATGACATGCAGCATATTTACTTTACTCATTTTATGGCAGCAGGTACAACAAGCGCAACAACATTTAAAGTACGAGTAGGTTTTAATGCATCAGGCACAACGACTTTTAATGGAGCTGCTGGGTCGAGAAGATTAGGTGGAGTATTTGCATCATCAATAACTAT